AAATACAGCAAGGACGAGATAAAAAAGATTATCGAAATGGAAGGGCACCTGATAATGGCACTTGATAGCGAAATAAAGGACTTCCTGGGCGATATATATATGGAGTCAGGATGTGGCAATAAGAACACAGGGCAGTTCTTTACACCATTCCACCTGTCGCTGGCAGCTGCCTCGCTGATAGTGCCTGACGATATAAGCGAGGACAATCCGTTTATCGTGAATGAGCCAAGCTCCGGCGGTGGAGGTATGATTATAGCATATGCGAGGGTGTTAAAAGAAAGGGGAATCAATTACCAGCGTTGTATGGACGTTGTGGCACAGGACTTGGACTGGAAGGGTGTGTATATGACCTATGTGCAGTTAAGCCTTTTAGGCATCAAGGCAGTTGTGGCACAGGGTGACACCCTCAGCGAGCCATACACACAGTGGTATCCAAGGGAAAGGGTGTTGATAACACCGAACAAGGCAGGAGCGATTATATAAAGGGAGAAAACACATGAGACAGGAATTATTAAGGGAATTATTAATGGTTTTACTATCAAACGGCGTGAACGATACGGATATAAACATAATAAAAGACAATTTTATCATTATAATGGATAAGTATGAAATCACACCTAGGGAGACACAGATTGCGCTGCTCCAAGAGGATAGGAATGAGGTGCTGATAAAAAAGTTTCTAGCCGCCAAAAAAACAAGTGGCTGCACTAATAGGACAATAAAGTATTACAATGGACAAATCAAATTTATACTCAATACAATCAATAAAACAGTTGACGATATAACCGCAGATGATATTACCCTGTATACGGCGCAGAGACTTGTAAAAGATAAGGTATCCAAAACCAGCGCGGGAAATGAGCAGAGGGTTATAAGTTCATTTTTGGGGTGGTTATTCAAAGAGGAATACATAAAGCATAATCCAATGGCCAAAGTAGACAGAATGAAGAACGTAAAAACAAAAAAGAAAGCTCTTACAGAAATGGAGGTTGAAAGAATCAGAGACGCCTGCGAAAACAACAAAGATAAAGCAGTAATAGAACTTTTGCTGTCAACAGGGTGCAGGGTGTCTGAACTGGTAAATATAAAACTTGACGACATTGAAGGCGAGAGGATTCTGGTACACGGAAAAGGTGAGAAGGACAGGTATGTATATATCAATGCGAAGGCACATGTTGCGCTGGAAAAATACTTAGCTGAAAGAAACGATGCCAATCCATATCTGTTTGCAAAAATGGTGAGCATTGAAAGTACAAGCAAACAAGGCATAAGTAGAAGAATGTATGATAAATGGTACACAAAACCAGAAATGGTTGACACCAGCCAGCCTATGGGGGCTGGTACTGTAGAGTTCAGACTCAGGAAGATGTCAAAGGAACTTGGAATAGAGATATACCCACACAAATTCAGACGAACATGCGCAACAATGGCACTCAGAAGGGGAATGCCCATAGAACAGGTAAGCCGAATGCTCGGACATGAACATCTGGACACTACGAAGATATACCTCGACTTAAACGAGAATGAACTTGAACAGGCACACAGGAAGTATGTTTTATAAAAGCCTTTTGATTTCCAAAAAAGGGAATTTATCATATATCACAAAACAACATCAGTGGAAAAGCCATGATAAAGCCACGCCCTTAAACGGGGCGTGGGGAAAGGAGAATATGAAATGGGACGTGATCTAGACAATTTGACAGATATATTATTCAGACAGCTGGAAAGGTTGGAGAATGAGGAATTAACAGGAGACAAACTCGAAGAGGAGTTGCAAAGGACGGATCATATTGTAAAAGTATCGGGGCAGATAATCAACGTGGGCAATCTACAATTGAATGCCAGGAAGCACGCTGATGAATACGGATACAGCATGTCAAAGCACATGCCGTATCTATTGGAGGTGAAGGGTAATGCCGCCAAAGACACCAAGAAACGTTATTGAATGGGTGGGTGCCAATTATACCCATATGGACAGCATACAGCTCACCAATGAATTAAATAAGCGTTTCGGGCTCAACATGACTCCAGGCGCGGTCAAGTGCCTAAGATACAGGGAAGGCTTTAAGGAGAAACAGCCTCCCATAAAGCACCAGTCGAAAGTCTACCCGCAAGAGGTGGAGGAATACATTAAATCCCACGTCAAGGACACTGGTCCAAAGGATATGACCGAGGAAGTCAACAGGATATTTGGCACGTCATACACCCACGGACAGATGAAGGGGTATTACGGCAGGAACAAGCTCAACAGCGGGGTTGCCGGGTACTTTCCCAAAGGGAACATCCCATACAATAAAGGGGTGAAAATGCCGCCTGACGTATATGAGAAGGTAAAACACACCATGTTTAAGAAAGGCTTAATACCGCCAAACACCGTCCCGATAGGGACTGAGACAATCACAAAGGACGGATATTTAAAGGTTAAAATCGCAGAGCCAAACAAATGGATGTTCAAGCACCATCTCGTGTGGCAGCAGTATAAGGGGGAAATCCCAAAAGGCATGATAATATGTTTCAAGGACGGGAACGCTCTCAATGTCAGCATAGACAATCTCATGATGATAGATAGGCGGCAGCACCTCGAATTGACACAGAGGGGCTACAGGTCAAAGGATCCTAAGATAACGGAGGCAGGTTTGAACATCCTAAGGCTTGAGAATAAATGCAGGGAACTAAGAAAGGAGAAGAGAAATGGAGAATGAAGCAAGGTACTGCAAGGACTGTGCATATTACCAGGAACTCCCAAAAGGTCCAAAGGGTGGCGAGTACGGTATATGTGGAAACGAGAATCACGGTCATAATAAGAGGTCGGCAATGAATAGGTGCTGCAAGGACTTCGAGGGCAATAAGGCAGCAGACGAGGAACCACAATTTATAGAGCCACCAGGTGGGCTTGAAATACCAGAAATAATATGGTATCTGGAAGCAAAAAAGAAAGAGCTCAAAAACGCAATTGGTAGTGGTTCGCTTGCCACAGATGCGAAGCTAAAGTCAAACATAGCACTACTGAATGAAATAATAGACTGGATAAAGAAGGAGACGGAAGTATGTTAAAGAAAGACGTGGAGGAATTCAAAAGAAACGGTGGAAAGGCAATGGTTACGCAGGTGGAGTGTCCATATTGTCATCAAAGGATAATGGCTGAGGTAATGCCGGACTTCGACACACTTGATGAAAACCTCAAAAGACAGTTTGCGGTGGAATACTGCACCTGTGAAGAGGCTGTATTTGAGGCGTTAATGCTGAACAGGTGCGAAAAATTGGAGAAAAGCCTGACGGAGATGTTTGGCGAGAAATCGGAGATGCCGATTGGGAAAGATACCCTCAAGACTATAAAGGATATATCGGAGCAGGTATGTAGGGACACCCTTAAAAAGGTGACTGTAAACATTGACGAGTATACAAAGCTGGTGATCAGTGTCAACTCCAAAGGATTCCTGAACATCAAGAAGGAGACCAAGAATATCCGTAAACAGATAGTGTAGGAGGGGACTGAATTGAATTTAACAGTAAGGACCTCATGGCGGAGCAGGAGAAGAGACTGAAAGCCCAGAGGGAGAAGGAGCAGGAGAACAGGGACAGGAAATTTGACACAGCGAAGGCACAATTTGAACGTAAGCCGTATTACATGGCATATGGGAAGGAGGGAAAAGCAAATGAGGCTGATTGATGCAGATGCGTTTAAAGAACACATAGCCGAAGGGTATGAAGAATATAAAGGCGAATTTAAAACAGATAAATACCGTAATGTCGCAAAAGAGGCTACAAAAGGCTTTCTAATGGGTATAGACGAACAGCCAACAGTCTATGACGCAAATGCGGCAGCAGAGGCACTGGATAAACAGATACCAAAGAAACCCGACATATCAGGGAACGGATATTTCAACGGCGAGCTTGTATACGACACATATACATGCCCAAGGTGCGGTAAAGATTATGAACTTGATTATGAAGACTACGATTACTGCCCCAACTGCGGACAGAGGATTGACTTGAGTGACTGGAAGGATAAAAATGGGGAAACATAGGAGGCTGACATGGACAGACTGATAGATATAGGGTTAATGGTATTGCTGGCAGCAGTAATAATATGCCTGGCATTGGGTCTGCTGGCATACATAGGGATGATATTCCTCTGGATAGAGGACGGATACAGCAGATGGAACGACAATGACGATAGGAAGTGAGAAAAAAAAGAATGACTGACGAACAGATAAAAAGATATGGCTCACTGGTACTTATGGCACGCAACGAGCTGGCGCTGATGATAATCGATTACGAAGAGGAGATAGAAGGGTACAGGAGGGCGTTGGATATAAGCCACTCCAAGAACAATGAGCTGTGCAGGGCGGCAGGCAATGGAGAACAGGTTAAACAGTTCAAGGATGAGATAAACCAATACATGAAACAGATTGCAGACCATAAAGAAGAGATAGAGCAGCTAAGGAAGGAGTTACAGCTAGCACGCAATGACAGGGAATGCTACAAGAACGAATTGAGCAAGTGCCAGAATGAAAAATGGAAATTGTCGGAAACAGCAAGCTACTATTGCAAAAGGGCAAGAATCTCAGAGAAATTTATCAAAAAAATAAGGCAGCAAATAAACACACAAGGAGGGAAAGGAATATGTCACAAATCATAAGGTGCGACAGCTGCGGAAAACAGCTTGACGCAAAGAAGGGAAGGATATGGCACATTGACGCACAGTTCACCGAAGGGTACGACACGGATATGCAGGGGTGCGGCGAGTACGATTACAGGGGCATGGATTTCTGCGAGGACTGCATGAAATTGTTCAATGAATTTTTAACAATGGATACAGAGGAGAAGATGAAACTCCTGAAAGGTGAGAACATCTTAGAGACAGGCGACACGGTACCAATCGAGAAGCCGAAGAGAAAATACACAAAGAGGCAGCAGCCAGAACAGGCGGAAGCCACAGTACAGCAGGAGTCAAACAGGAAGGTGGACGAAGGCAAGGTAATGGCGCTTTACAGGGCGGGCGGCAAATGGGACTACAACTACATAGCCGATGAGATGGGCACCGATCCAGACATAGTCCGCATGATAGTGATGAAACACCTTCGCAAGAAGGCGGAAGATCCAAAGGAATAAACACATGGAAAAAGGGGGTTAAATCAAATGGGAGACGTTATCAGGAGGCACATGAGGGAAAGAGACATATCAGTATCGGGGCTTGCGGAGACGCTGCACATGACAACGTGGGCAGTGTACAGAATCCTGCAAGGCAAAAGGGAGCTGAGGATTGGGGAATACTTTGAGATATGCAGAATATTAGGGACGGATGCCTCCGAGATGGCGAGGGAGGCGGGGTTATATGACTAAAGAGGAACTTAAGAGGCTTCCAGATTTGGAGGCGGAGATTAAGGACATACAGAAGGAGCTCGAAAGGCTTGAAAGATACCCGGAGACAGCGGACAAGGTTAGGTCGTCAGGGAATGACTTCCCATACATTAATGGACATACAACGGTACATGGCTATGCTGGGGCAGCAGTGCAGGGCGATAAAGCCAGATACCAGTTTGCACTTGAAAGGCTCAAGGCTAAAGCGGATAAGCAGAGGGCAGATATACTCGAGTATATCGAGACAATAGACGATGCGAGGGTAAGGCAGATGATTAGATACAGATACGTCAAAGGATATACAACCGAGAAGGTAGGGCGGATAATGCATTGCGACAGGACCAGTGTTGAGAAGACTATCAAGAGATACCTTGAAACGTCTCAGTAAAAAAATATATCCAATTGCAAACTTTCCCATAATTCCCACTCAAATGTGCTAATATGGTATTAAGCAAGAATATGTAAACACAGACAGCAAGTTACGGTTTTCATTTTATTATTCTCCTAAAAATTGTATTATGTAAGTCAAACGAAAGAAGGCATTGCGGGTTCAGGACTACGCAGTGTCTTCTTCGCTATATTGCCAATGCGGTTGACACCAGATGACACAGTATAATATACTGTAATTGAAGGAGGACGGTGACATGGTTTCAGCACTATTCACAATAATCACGATAGGGACGGCGTTAAACCTGGCGATTACAATCACTGGGAAGGTCGGAGGGTACATAAAGAAGAGAAAACGCAGGCAGCAGACAAGGAAATAAAAAAGGACACGGAAACGAAGACCGCAAGCATACGGTGTATGCAGGCGGTCTTTTTGTATGCGGAAAGGCGGACGGTAATGGCGAAGGAGTTCTCTAAGCACTTCTACAACTCGCAAAGGTGGAAGGACTGTAAACAGTCATATATATCACAGAGGGTGGCGGCTGACGGCGGTTTGTGCGAGGAATGCCGCAAGGAGCTAGGTTATATAGTACACCATAAGGTGATGCTGACAGAGCACAACATCGATAATCCCGATGTCTCGCTCAACCATGAAAACCTTGAGTACGTCTGCAAGGACTGCCACGACAGGTTTGAAGGCCATGGAGTGGGTAATAAACACATAAAACCGCTGTTTCAATTTGACGCAGACGGACAGCCGATTTCGTTGAGGGAGATAGACACCCAATCCCCCCCTTCAAACGGATTTGAAAAAATTCAGCGGGAGACCGACGGCGTAGATTTGTTTAAAACACAGGTCGCGCGTAAAGGGGGTGTGGTATACCCATGAAAAACGAGGTGAAAAATATGGACGAAAATACAGCGAAAAGCGGGAAGAATACCTGCTTTTGCGAGGATTTAGAAAAACAAAGAAGGATTAAGAAAGAGACAGCCAGGCTCAAAAAATTGCTAAAGGATATTGATGAAAATAAAAAGAAAATGGTACAGGCTACGATTGATGACGTGGCATTTTTGACAGTCACGATGCAGGATTTGAGGGAGATCATCATGCGTGACGGCACAACCGTTGAGTACAAGAACGGCGAGAACCAGTACGGCACCAAGCAGAGCCCCGAAGCGCAGATGTACCTGCAGATGTCGCAGAAACAGGCACAATCAATGAAGATACTGCTTGACTGTATGCCGAAATCCCAAACACCAATCCAGATGGACGATGGATTTGACGACTTCCTTAAAGGGCGTGATACGATGTGATAAAATACCGGGACGATTACAACCCGATTGAAGAATACTGGAGGGCGATCGAAAGCGGAGCGATAACTGTATGCAGGAAGACACGGGAGTGGTACAGATACCTGCATATGAGGGTTAACAATCCGATACCTGAAATGCATTACAATGCGAGAAGGGCGAACCATATACTGGAGTTCATGGAGAACTACTGCTGTATGTCAAGCGGAAAGAATGCAGGGCATCCCGTGGTGTTGGAGCTCTGGGAGAAGGCGCACCTGGCAGCAGTATTTGGTTTCGTAGACGATGATGGAAACAGGACGTGCAGGGAGTCAGTGCTGATAGTAGGCAAGAAAAACGGAAAATCACTCCTGGCATCAGGAGTCGGACTGTATATGCTGATAGCGGACGGAGAGAGGGGACCGCAGGTATACAGTGCGGCAACAAAGAGGGACCAGGCTAAGATTATATGGACAGAATCAACACGAATGGTTAAGAAGTCACCCTCGCTGAGAAGCCGTATCAAGTGCAGGGTGGGCGATCTGTCAAGCGAGGATTTCAACAACGGCGCATACAAGCCGTTGGCAAGTGATTCGAACAGCCTTGACGGCTTGAATATAAGCTGTGCGCTGCTGGATGAGATACACCAGTGGAGGAACGGCAAGGCGCCAGCCATTAATATACATAACCTCGACAGCGGGTACAATCAGGGAGGACATATATGACAGCAAGTATGACGAATCCGAAAGGGTTATAAACGGCCTGTTTGATGATAACGGATACAAGGATATACATTTCTTCCCATTCATTTACGAGCTGAACGAGCGCAAGCAGTGGACGGACAGAACCAAATGGATTATGGCAAACCCGAATCTGGGCGTCACCAAGGAATGGGAGTACCTCGAGAGGAGTGTAAACAAAGCGCTTGCAGATCCGACAAAGGTCAAGAACCTCGTCTGCAAGGAGTTCAACATAAGGGAGACTTCAAGCGAGTCATGGCTGACATTTGAACAGCTCAACAATACCGAGCTATTCGACGTCAGGGAGCTTAACCCCAAATATGGCATAGGGGGCGTGGATCTGTCGGCAACCACCGATCTGACGAATGCGACAGTCATATTCATGGTGCGGGACAACCCCAAAATCTACGTACTGCAGATGTATTGGATTCCCGAAGACCTTCTCGAACAGAGGGTGAGGGAGGACAAGATACCATACGATCTGTGGGAGCAGCAGGGACTGTTAAGGACGTGCCCTGGAAACAGAATCCAGTACCACTGTATAACGGAGTGGTACAAAGAGATACAGGACGAGTACGATATATACCTTTTCAAGGCGGGATACGACAGTTGGTCGGCGAATTATTTCGTGGAAGATATGAAGGCAACGTTTGGGGCCAGCGTCATGGAGCCGGTAATACAGGGCAAGAAGACCCTGTCAAGCCCGATGAAGTCATTGGGGGCGGATCTGACAAAGAAGCTCGTGGTATATAACAATAACCCAATCCTCAAATGGTGCCTTGGCAACACGTCGGTGGACGTGGACAAGAACGACAACATACAGCCCTGCAAGGGCAACGTCGGCACGAGGAGGATAGACGGCACAGCGGGTCTTTTGGATGCGTATGTGGCACTTGAGAACAATTTGGAAGATTACATGTCGGTAATCTAAAGGAGGAACATGGGGATTTTTAGCAAAAACAAAGAAGACGGTGCAGGGCAGCAGAAAAACGCAGCCCCAAACACAGTCTATAAAATGGTTGTCGATTCAGGCAATGGTTTCTATGCCTGGGACGGCAAACTCTACCAGTCCGACATAGTCAGGGCGTGCATCAAGCCAAAGACAAAGGCAATCGGGAAACTGATAGCAAAACACGTAAAGGAGACGGATCTAAAGGACGGGTCCAGAAAGATAGAAATCAACCAACAGCCTTACATAAGGTTCATGCTGGAAGAGCCGAATGAATACATGAGCGGTCAGATGATGCTGGAGAAGGTAGCCAACCAACTCTCGCTTAACAACAATGCATTCATACTGATACTGCGTGATGATTTCGGAAAACCTATCGGATTATACCCGATACCATGCACGTCGGTGGAGGCAAGGTATGATGCATCGGGAAGCCTCATACTGCGGTTTTATCTTGTGAATGGACGCAATATGTCATTCCCTTATGCGGATATAATCCACATACGTGACGACTATAACGAAAACGACCTGTTCGGGGACAACCCGACCGGGGCTTTGACGCAGGTGATGAACATCGTAGGGACGATAGACCAGGGCATCATCAAGGCGGTCAAGAACGGAGGCATAGTCAAGTGGCTTTTGAAATTTGCCAGCTCACTGAGACCCGAAGACCTAAAAGAAAGGGCACAGGAGTTTGCGGATAATTACCTGGCGATAACGACAACCACAATGGGGGTGGCGGCGACAGACGCCAAAGCCGATGCGACACAGGTCACGCCGCATGACTATGTCCCAAATGCGGCACAGTATGACAGGCAGATAGACAGGATATACAGGTTCTTCAACACCAACGAGAAGATAGTCAACTCGACATACAATGAAGATGAATGGATTGCATATTATGAAGCAGTGGTTGAACCTGTCGCGGTGCAGCTCTCGAACGAGTTCACGAGGAAACTCTTCACGAGAAGGGAGAGGGGGTTCGGCAACAAGATTATATTCGAGAGTTCCAACCTCACATATGCAAGTATGCAGACAAAGCTGAACCTCGTCCAGTACGTGGACAGGGGCATAATGACGCCTAACGAGGTAAGGTACTACTTCAACCTGGCACCTATAGACGGAGGCGACACACCATTGCTTAGGAAAGACACAGGAAAATTAAACAGCGAGGGAGGTGATGATAATGAAGACGACACAAATTAACGGAACAATAGTTTCAAATGATGACAAGTGGATATACGACTGGCTGGACATTGACGCCGTATGCCCTAAAGACATAATCAAGGTCCTTAATGATGCGGACGGTGACGACGTCACTTTTACAGTCAACAGCGGTGGCGGCGATGTGTTTGCAGGAAACGAAATCAACTATCTGATATCCCAGTACAGGGGAAACACTCAGGCGGACATTGTCGGTATTGC